GGTCATCGAACGGTTGCAGAGCGAGGTGCTCGCCCCCATCATCGATCGCGTTTGGGGCATAATGGTCCGCGCGAACATCCTCCCGCCGCCGCCGCAAGATATCGCCGGGCACAACGTCAACATCGAATATACCTCGATGCTCTCGATCTCCCAAAAGGCCGCGCAAGCAGGCTCGATCGAGCGCATTCTGCAACTCGCGGGGCAACTTGGCGGAATCGACCCAGCGATCATCGACAACATCGATTTCGATATGGCCCTCGATATCTACTCCAACCTGTTGAACAACGATCCGCGGATGATTCGGTCGCCAGAGCAACTCGCCGCAATCCGTCAGCAACGTCAGCAAGCCCAAGCCCAACAGCAGCAGCTTCAATCCGCGGAGACCCTTGCCAAGGCCGGTGCCAACGCTTCGCAAATCGACGTTGGCGGCGGCGAAAATCTTGTCCAACGAATGTTGGGGTCTCCGGCATGACCACTCCGCAACACACCGTCAAATTCCGCATCGCCGGTCGGCTCATCGACGTCTCCTGCCCTCCGTGGGCAACGCTAGAACAACTCGACGCATGGCTCGCCGAGACCCTCCGCGAACATCGCGACTGCGTCCTCGTTTCAAAATCATGGCCCAATGCCCCCGCTAAACCCCAGTGACCGGAAAGATGTCCGCAAACTCGAGAAGGCCGCAGCGCAAGCCGAAGCTTCGCGGATCGCCTATACTCGCCGGATCATGTCCGAGCCGCAAGGCCGCGAATGGATGCACGACCTCCTTGCCCGCTGCCATGTTTTCTCAACCCCATTCGTCCGCGGCGCTGCCGACCTCACCGCGTTCAACTGCGGACAACAGAACATCGGGTACCAAACATTCGCGGACGTGGTCAACCACTCGCCGAATGAATACGTTCTAATGATGCAGGAAGCCTCGATTAGGGAGATTTCAAATGGCCGACGAACCGACGACACCGCAAGGGAACGATCCGCAAGCGCGAGCACCGACGGGCGAGTTGAAGGATCAGAACCCGACCTTGACCCAGCCGTCTGGGCAGACGAATACGGACCCATCCCCGAAGCCCGAACAGAATGAGCGGTCCTTTCTCAACCGCGAGCCCGACGTTAAGGCTAGCGATGAGAAAGCTTCTGGTAAAGAAGGCGAACCGAAGCCGGAGGCGAAGCCCGAGGGAGCCCCAGAAAAGTACGCCGACTTCAAGCTCCCTGACGGATACACCTTCGACCCAGAAGCCTTGAAGGAAGTCACGGGCCTCTTCAAAGAGGCCGGGCTATCCCAAGACTCCGCGCAGAAGCTCGTCGACTACTACGCCAAAAACTCGCTCCAAGCCAGCGAAGCTCCGTACAAGCTCTGGGCCGACACCCAACGCGAATGGGTCAAGGACATCGAGAACTCCTTCGGCTCCAAGGCTGAGGCAATGCGCAAGGACATCAACCAATTCATCGACTCCCCGGCGCTGACGCCAAAGCTCCGCACCGCCTTCCGCGAAGCCCTCGACTTCACCGGCGCAGGATCGAACCCCGCGGTTTTCGAAGCTCTCTCGATCCTCGTCAAGCCATTCCTCGAAGGCTCTTCTGTGCCCCAAGGGCGCCCCAGCGCCCAAGGCCAGCAGGCCCCGAAAGCAGATTCCCGCCCATCGCTCGCCGAAGCGATGTACCCGCATCTCATCCCGAACCGAGGGGCGTGAATATCCCATGGACCACCGCAGAGCGGTAGAACGGCAAAGGCCCAGAGGCGCCAATGGGGACCCAACCCGTAACCCTAACAAGGATAGACCCACATGGCAACGATTGGTGCAACCGCACTAACCTACGCTGACTGGGCCAAGCGCCTCGATGACGGCTACAAGGTCGCCGCGATCATCGAGCTTTTGTCCCAGACCAACGAAATCCTCGACGACATGATGGTCGTCGAAGGCAACCTCCCGACCGGTCACAAGACCACGGTCCGCACCGGCCTTCCGCAAGCCACTTGGCGCTTGCTGAACACCGGCGTCCCGAACGCGAAGTCAACGACCGCGCAGATCGTCGACTCCTGCGGCAATCTGGAAACCTACTCCGTGATCGACAAGGACATCGCGGACCTCAACGGCAACACGCCGGAGTTCCGCCTGTCCGAGTCCCGCGCCTTCCTCGAAGGCATGTCGCAACAGGTTGCCGCGACGCTGATCTACGGCAACCAGTTCCTGAACCCGGAACGGTTCACCGGCTTCGCTCCGCGCTACTCAACCAAAACCACCGCGAACGCCAACACCGCGGCGAACGTCCTCGACGGCGGTGGCACATCATCCTCCAATACCTCCATCTGGGTGATGACTTGGGGCGTCGACACTAACCACGCGACCTTCCCGAAGGGCAAGCTCATGGGCTTGCAGCAACGGGACATGGGCGAGTGGCCGGTCGCGGACTCCAACGGCAACACCTACCAAGCTTACCGCGAACACTTCAAATGGGAGATCGGCTTCGTCAATCGCGACTGGCGCTATATGGCGCGCATCGCGAACATCGACGTCAATCAGCTGACCGGCGTCAGCGCCGCGAACCTGATCAATCTCCTCGTTCGCGCCCTCTACCGCCTCCCCACCGCCCCAGTTTCCGCGACCACGATCCAGACCTCGGACTCGCCGATGGTCCGCGCGGACATGGGCCGTACGGTGATCTACGCAAACCGCATCATCCGCACCTACCTCGATCTCCAAGCCATGAACAAGACCAACGTCTTGCTCCGCCTCGAGGAGTTCAACGGCAAGCCGATTACCACGTTCCGTGGTATCCCGGTCCGTACGGTTGACGCGATCCTCTCCAACGAGGCCCAAGTGGTCTAAAGAAAGGAATCGATCAATGATCCTCGACGGACTCCTTCAGTTCTCCAACGCGCAGTCGCTGGTCCAGTCTGCTGGTTCCTACGACTCCACGAACATCCTCGATCTCGGTATCTCAGGCCTCCCTGCCTCAGCCGGCGGCGGTGGTGCCCGCGACATCGGTATCGGCGATGATCCGGCGATGAAGCTGCTGGTGCAGATCGGCACCACGGTTACCTCTGGCGGCGCCGCGACCCTCCAAGTCGCGGTGGAAGGCGCACCTGATAACGGCTCCGGCTCGCCGGGGTCCTACAACATCATGGCGCAGTCCGACGTCTTTGCCAAGGGCCTATTGGTCGCCGGTGCCCGGCTTCTCGACATCGACATGCCGCGTCCGCAACCGGCACAGCCGATCCCCCGCTTCTTGAAGCTGGTCTATATCATCGGCACCGCGGCGATCACCGCTGGTACCGTGACCTCCTACCTCGTCCTCGATCGCCACGACCTACCCGAGCAATCCAACGCGACACTCGGCGGCTACCCCGCCGGTATCACCGTTGCGAACTAAGGCCGTGGCCATGAAGAGACTTCCACAAATCATCGCAGGGGCAGCGATAGCTGCCCTTGTCGGGGCTTACGCCCTTGCCCAGACCTCCATCTACGTCCCCAACCTCAACGGTCAGGAGACTTGGGAAGTTGGCCAAGGCGCTAGCGGCTCCGGCTATTTCATCAACCTAAACCAAGCCCGGAATACAACCGGGTACCAACTCCTGTCCTCGGCCTCGGGCACCATCGCCCCGACGGCCGCGGTGAACTCGCTACTGGTCAATGCCCAGCCCGCGAACTCCACGACCATCAACACGCCGATCTCATCCACCTCGGCGGTCCTTTCCGACGGCGAGTTGTTCCAAGTCTGCAACGTCACCGCGTCAGCATGGTCCACCAACACGGTGACCCTCTCCGCGGCCTCGGGCCAGACCATCAACGGCGGTTCGATCACCTTAACCACCCTCGCCGCCCACAACTGCGTCGAGTTGCAATACGTCCTATCAAGCACAACTTGGTATCAGGTGAGGTAACTCATGCGCAAACTGGTCGCCGCACTTCTCTCCACTCTCTGGCTGGTCTGTGCGGCGCCAGCCTTTGCCCAAGGGACTATCGTCGGCCCGGGCAATATCATCACCTGTACCCAGATGGTCAGCGTTACGCTGACCGGCACTGGGTCGTCGGTCACCACGTCACTTCTAAACGGCGCGACTGGCAAGATCGTCGCGGTTTGCGGATGGCACGTCACCGAGTCCGGTACCACCGCGGGGACCTTCCAACTCGAATACGGCACTCAAGGCGGTCCGTGCTCCTCCCCAACAACCATGACCCCGGGGTTCTCTGTATCAAGCACCGCGCCAGCCACGGACCACATCGACTTCGCGTCGATGTCCACCCCTGCCAGCGCACAACTCTGCGTGGTCACAACCGGTGCCTCCACCTCCACGCTGCAAATCGGCGTCTATGTTTCACAATATTAAGGTGCTGATATGAAAGAGATGCTTCAAACCACCATCGACAATCTCCAAGCCCTAGCCGAGAAGATCGACCAACTCGAGGACATCGACGGCCAACTCGCCGATGCCTCCGCGAAGCTCAAGTCCACGAACGCTGCACTAGACAAGGCCTCCGCGGACCTCGAATCCAAGCTAGCGCTCTTGGACAAA